GTCCCCACGCGAGCGAGTCCGGCGCGGTGACCACCCAATACTGGATCGTATCATCCACGGCCTGAACGTCGCTCACGTGGTAGGAGTTCCCTTCGTGGATCTCGTGGTGGTCGTAGCTAATTCCGAGCACGGCCCCGGTCACAGAGTCCACCGTAGGCGGATTGAGCACGCGCACCTGCTCGCCGTTGATCGTCGCGTCTCGGTTCTTCGGCGGGCCCCACAGCATGACATCGTACCCGAGGTCGGTCGGGTCGAAGCTGCCGCCGGCTACGGTGAGGGCCTGGCCACTGAGGGTCATCGCGTTAGCGGTCGGCGTGTACGTCCGCTGCAAGCCGTCTGCGTCGGTGACCACCACCAAGAAAAACTGTTCATCTCTCACGGTGCCCATCGCGGTCGGGAACGTGCCAAGCGTCAGGGTGGTGGTGGACGCGTAGACGGCGGTGAAGTCGTTTTGGCCCGCGCTCCATACTCCTGCGCCAGAGGTGGCCGCAACAGACCCGGATGCGCCCACAGCACCGCCGCCACTGGACGATGATTCATCGGCGGGCTTCACGCCCACGATCACTTGTACCACCGCTGTGCCGCTGGCTGACGTGCCTGTCACGGCTTGGCCTGGTAGCACCGGCCAGACTTCCCCGGGGTCGAGGTCATATGGGTCTGAACTGCCGAGTATCAGAGGCACCACCTCGGATGATTCGTTTTTGATGTAGATCGGTGAGCCGATAGTGCTGGACTCGGCCGAGGTCAGGATATTGGTTGTCGTCGTTAGGACTGTGACGTCAGTTACTGAGGCCATGATTATACCCTCCCTGTGGGAACCGCCAGCGTGTAGAACGGACGGCGCTCCGGGTCATCGGAGTTCGTCCGCATGAATTCTTTCGTCGGGCCGTGCATCCAGTTGCGTTGAAACAACGACGTGCTGGTGGCGTCTCGGCAAATAATGGAGACGCCGTCGCAGACTGGCCAACCGTCGACGTCTACAACGGTGAACACATCGGCGAATGTGGGAAATTGTTCCTTGAGCAAAACGCGGCAAAAATTGCTATCGTCGACAACGTATAGATACATGTCATCGACCGCGACGTAATCGAGATTATTGGTGGTAATATCCATCGTGTGGAGCAGTTGCCCCTCCACAGAATATACGAATAAGTTTGCACTGCCTCCGGCCGTCAGGGCGGTTCGGTCTATAACCACATAAACCATGCTTCCATCGGTGGCAATGCCGTTAACCGCGGGCGTAGTGGTGACAGTTGGAAGCGCTGCAAATCCGCTTCCGCTAAGCGTGCCAAGGGAAACCTTCCAGATATCATAGGTGCTACGGGAACCGCAAACGAACGCGGTAGTGTTGGTTATAGCTACGTCGCTCAGGTTTGCCGAAGTTGTATTGTATTGCCCGTCCTCTGCGATCGTCCCCTGGATGCCGCTCCATACAGTGACGTTGCCATTGCCGATACTGCCATCAATGCCGACGCAGTATTCGCCATTAGTGACAAGGCGGTTGACGTTGTATGTGGTTCCACCTGCTGTCTGATATGCGCCGGTTGACCGGTTGAGTCTGCGCAGCCCAGGAGCAGCAACGTTGGAGGTAGTGTAATACACATAACCACCGTCTGTGGTGAGTGCGCTGATTGTCTGGCTGTCCGGGTCATTTTCCCAGTTATGGGATCCGTCAGTTGGGTCTGCCGACACGATCATTTCGTTGGTCAGACCAGACCTATAGTATAGTTGTTCGCCGTCGGTGCAACCGATACCGTATACACCACCAGTAGACGCAGTGACTGGCGCGCTGTAGGCCAACGCCCCGCGTCGACGGATTCCAGCGATAGGCGAAAACACCTTGAATAGTTGCGAAGCGGTGGTATTGGCAATACCTTCCGACACGTCGCTCCATTCACGCGGGATGAAATCGCGCACCCAGGAGAGCATTTCCATCCCGAGACGCCAGAGAAAATTGTGATCCTCTGCTGGGATTATATCTCCATCGCCCGGGGTGGGGTTGTCCTTGGGTTTGAACCCTGCCGCTCGCTTGGAGCTACCTGGATCTGTGCTTGGATAGGCGCCGCCGCCATCTGCCCAGTTACATGCAGTCGCCTCAGTCGGGCGTGGTATTCTCTCGCTCATGGTGCGTTTCCTCCGACCACGGTGGCGTATCTAGCGGCGCCGTAGGTGTCATCGTCATAGCGCGCGGTCTTCTCAGCGAGCGACGCCACCAATCGCCATGCTACACCGGCAGGTACGGCGCGGTCAATTAGGTTGATTGCCTCGTTCTGTAGCTCAGGGCTTAAGGCCTCGTCACTCTCGTAGAGCAGCTCGAAAAACGCCGTCCCTTGCCGCACGTATTGGACTGGCGCATTAACCAGCTCTGAGGCAATCCAGATAATCTGCTCGGCTCCACCGTCGCTGTCGCGCGCAGCAATGGCGACCTGGATGATTCGCCGATAGTCGTCGTCGTCGCGGTCGAGGCGTTGCACTCCGGCGAGCTTGCCGATGGTATCCAGCACCACGCCCTCGGCGTTCGCCAGGCGTGTCTTGGCAAGCACGTCGTGAGCCACGTCCTCAAAGCGCTGTATCTCGTCACCTATTGCTGTGGTTAGTGCGACGATAATGGGCGAATCGGCGAACTGGCTCTTGAGGTCGTCAAGGGTGCGCCGAGTGTGGTCGGTGACTTTTTCTACGGGGCTGGTCATGTGATTGTTACCCCTATGGTCGCGTTGAGCTCGGCGTACTCATTAATAGCGACGTCGATCGGGTCAGTGTCTCCACCACCCGGCGGACTCCCGACTTTGAGCAATGCATCAAGGGTCATAATGCCTGGCACGGCGAGCGGGCCGGTGGTAACTGCACCTTCGACCGGCGCTGGATAAACATCCTGGCCAACACGGGCGACGGAGAAATAATCGGTAATAGCGTCCTTCACCAAGGTATCACCGCCGGCTGGATAGTTCGCATCTTTGGTGCCAACGACGGACACGTACAGGTCTAGCTCGGTGGCCCAGTCCCACCTGATCTGGTGCGTCTCGCCGCTCGTTGTATCGGTCACAGTGGCTGTCTGTGCGCCGCGGAAGCCGATACCAGCAGGGGCCCCTGCCTCGCCCCAAATAGTCTCAGCGATGGTCTGAGGGTCAACCGTCGCAGGGTGCACGATAATCCACATCGTGTGACCAGGGGTGCCGTTGGCGTCGACTGTCTCGCCGCGGTTGCTCGTGACCACCGCAGCATCGACGGTATCGATCTCGGTGAGCCGGGTGTAGATCGCCTCCTCGGTGGTGCTGCCGGTCGAGCCTGCCTCGCCACGGAGACGATAGTCTGCGTCGCTTTCCACGAGCTCGCCAATCGATGCCTGGTCAGCGGGGTTGGTCACCGTATCCCAGCCGGTCACACCGGTGATGATATCGGTGATTGTGTTCGCTGTAGCGAGCACCGGTCCAGCGTCTTCCGCCGTGGCATTGACATCGATTGTTCCGACGCCGCCGCCGAGGTCAGGGATCACGACTGCTGTATCGGTAAGCCACCGCGCGCCGTCGTTGGGGATGGCGGCGATTGAACCGGCAGGGACAGGGGTGCCGGCGTCGCCACCGAGCCGGAGTATCACGGTTGAGTTGCGCTCCGGATTTCGGATGACACCTCGTAGCTGATTCTGGTTATCGAGCGCGACGTCCTCGGCTTGGTTAACATCCCAGCTCGCCCAGAGATCGTCAAGCAGACGATACAACGGCTCGATGTTCAACGCCGCCGCGTCGAGGATCATTCCGGCGATGGTGTCGTTGCCGGTGTCCACCTCGGCCCCAAGGTCGGACGACGTCTCCACTGACTCGCGTAGGTTCTCGCGCAGCTGCAATAGCGTCAGGGTGACTAGGCCATATTCGTCAAAGCTAGGAGTGTGCATGTGTCACCTATGTAGTCAGCCCAAACGCGCCAGTATCTCCGGACAACGTCTCGAGGTCAACGGTCCAGTCGAGACGCCGCGGGTCAGTTGGGTTGCGCCTGATTTCCAATTTGCGAACGCCGGTAACGCCATCGACGGTTAGCATGTACGCCCTGGCTCGCGATGTGATGCGGGTCAGGTTTGGGTCGCGGACCATGATTTCTTCCGTGTACGGCAAGCCGCGCGCAGTGTCAAATGCCAGCTCTCCAAGGTGCGTTTTTATCGCTATGGCTGCACGCTGTTTCACCGCGCCGGCCTCATCGGGATTATCCGGGGTGTTGATCTCGTCAACTTTGCCGTTTGCAATTTGGCAATCCCAAGTGTCGTAGTTGAGTCTCAGGTCAGCCATTACTTCGCCTTCAGCATAGTTGCCGCAACCGAGCCAGGGGCCGGCATGGGATTAAGCGGCGTGGCGGTCGGTGTGCTCGGCCCTGGCCCAGGTAGATAGGCGTGCGTGTGGGCGTCAAATGCCGTTTTGATGCTCTGCAACTCAGTCAGTACCTTTGTCGCCAATGCCACGAATTCAGTCGCGTCACTCCCGCCCGCCGCCCACATGCCATAGAGTACAGCCCATGTTGGGTCATAGGACGTTGCCGGAGCCGGGCTCGTGTTTGGCAACGCGCCAAGCGGGATTGCCACGATATCGGCCAGCGAGAAACGACGCGAGCTCTTTGCCGGTTCGCCCGCCTTCCCGGTCACCATCCATGCCGTGTGGTCGTGGCCGAGCGGCTCCAGAATCACAGTTGAGTTTTTCGCCAGCGGCCACTTGATCGAATGTGTCGCCGTCTCCGGCCAGATAGTCAGCACGTGTGGGATTGGCGGAGACGGGACCGGCTCGTCCCCTGGCTCGACGTAGAGGGGCACCAGAGGCGTCACGTTCATCCGCCTTGTGGCCGGGTCATACGTGTTGACGCTGCCGAGCATTGGCCCCTCCTGCTCGTCTACGGTGGCGCGCATCGTTTGCAACAGAAGGTCCGTCAAGCTGACGTCGGTGCCGCTCACTTGATCACCTCACACTGCGCCTTGGTTGACCAGCGATTAGGATCGAAATTGCTAAACTCGTGCGTGTGGTTCACCACCCGGTAGAGGCCGTTGAAACACTTGCTTTTCGTCTGGACAGCGCGCCCAGCTATGACGGCTGGATTCATCAGGCCGTCAATGTCACAGCCCTGGTCTGTCCGCGTCGGCGAGCCAGTGAGGCCGGTGTCCGGGGTAATCAGCGGCACA